AGGTTGAGACCCGAGACCAACAACTGTTGTTACACAGTCGCTAATCAAGAGTAACCTCGCAGTTCCAACACTAACAACTGTCTTATGTGAAACTCATACTAGCTAAGTTGTTCTGGTCAGTGCCGAGCCCCTATTCCTTTCAGAATAGGAGGTTTGGTAGACTGGGCCAGCTTAGGATAGCTGTGTGGATCATCTGATAAGAGAGTGGTTAGGATCGCGGCTACCGAGGGGTGTCGTACCCCCAGCGTTCAAGAAGGCTAGCACCCTACCTTGGGCGTGGTAGCGTCCCTAGCACTGCGTGAAACTTATATAATCGTTGCTACAATGACTAGATTAAGTACGATAAGGAAGTTAATCCCTATAGTATTAACCTTGTATTGTGAGCAGTACGAAGTATACAGTTCACGTGTAACAGCTTACCTGGATACATTTTCACATAATGTGGACCACCAAGGCTTAGAACAGACTGTTCGAAGGTATAAATTCCTTCGTCTAGCTGTTTTAAGGTACCTTAGTGGGAATCCACTATATGAACTTGAGTCCGTAGCACTAGATTCTTCAGGTTTTCCAAGGGAGTTGTCTCTATGGAAATCTGACTTAGATAACCCTCAAACTATAAGAGTTCTCTTAACATTGTTAAATGTTGGGAGAGCTTTTAAGTTTAAGGCTATTCTAAAGTTAGATACCATCGAGACTCCCTCATTGGGAATTCCTCAAAATGAGGACACTATAAAAGTGATCTGTAAGACTCTAGGAGTTTACCCTCAATCTTTGAGTTGGAGAGATTTCCATTTCTCCACAAAGAGTGGTCCTAATGGTCCTGCTTTGGCTTCAGCCTTAACTGACTTGGACGCTATAACACCTCAACAAAAGGAAGATATTATCCTTTTGGGTGGGTTAGCGCTTCAAGTAGCTATGACTAAGCCTTTTCAGAGAACCGGTTTAGGATACTCAATGATGGATATATGGAGATTAATCCATTCAAAGGCTGAAAAGTATTCTCGTAAGCTTAGTTACTTTAGTGATAAGGAGGGTAAGACACGAGTGATCGCTATCCTTGATTATTGGACTCAGACAGCATTAAAGCCTCTTCATGATGCTTTAATGGGTATATTGAGAAATATACCGTCTGATTTTACCTTTAATCAGGATGACTTTCAATCGTCCTTGCCCTCTACCGGTCCATACTATTGCTATGATCTTTCCGCAGCAACAGACAGAATGCCTGTTGACTTTCAAGTTAGTGTTTTAACTAACCTGATTGGGAGGGATCACGCACTAGCATGGAAACGCCTGCTAGTAGGAGAAGCCTTTGTGAACAAAGACTGTGACCACCCGATTTATTATCGAGCGGGACAGCCGATGGGAGCATACTCCTCTTGGGCAGCGATGGCTCTAAGCCATCACGTAATGGTGCAATTATCGGCGATTAATGCAAAGGTTGTAAAACCTGGGCATTATTTTCCTGATTATTGCCTACTAGGTGATGATTTAGTTATAGCCAATCGTGAAGTAGCTCTCCAATATAAAATCTTATGCTCTCAGCTCGATATGCCAATCTCTGATGAAAAGACTCTAGTTTCTGAAAAGATGCTAGAGTTTGCCAAAAGGATTGTTATATCGGGTACTGAGGTATCAGGTTTTAGTATCGGGGGTTTCTTAGAGACTTGGAAGAAGTATTCACTTCTTCACGAGTTTCTTCGAAACCAAGCTACTCACGGATGGAACTTGCCTATCTCTGAGCACCCAGACTTGATCCGAGCCACGTTTAGTTTCTTTAAACGTCCTGCGCAAGCAGAACGTATTATTAAACTATACATGGTTTACCACTATATAGGGAACTTTATCAGTAAGGTTACTGATCAAGACTCTATATCCTGTGACCGTATTAATGCTGGACACTCATTACGAGTGTCTGTGCAACAATACTTCCACAGAACTTTTCCTTTATGGGAGTTTATTTCGACTCCCGAGATGTTAAATCTCCTCGTTGATTTTATCAAAGAGATGAAGTTAAAGATAGCAGTGTCGGATGTTGAGAGATTGTTTGAGAACCGGGACTCTATAGTTAAGACTATGGATGACCAGGCTCTTAAACATCTCCCAAGCTTGAATGTCCAGTTATACCAAGCTCTAAGACGTGAGACGCTACCCGTTATTAGTGTTGCGAATACCCTTCTTAGACTCAGTGTCGACGCCGTTAACCGATTGGTTAGTGACGAAGACGTTGATATCTTTGAATTAGGTATTTCAAAATACTATGTTGGGGAGGCAATCTTCAGCCTTAGAAGAGCTCGGTCTATCTCGCTAGCTCAGGCCCGGTTAACTAAGCAACTTTTGGATGTTTGGCAGGATCGAGCCATGGAGTCAGTTCCTATGTATCAGTATATTGAGAAATATACTGGTTTTAGGGCAGACACCCAGGTTCGTCCTACCTTAACATCTAAGTTACGTCGTAGAACCAGTACTAAGTACAGCAAGTAGTACTCGAGCGGGCACCTAAACCTGCTATAAGGTAGTCCTTCCGACTTAGTTTGGAGAGAAAGGG